CCATTAGCATCATAACCATAAGTCGTTTCTTTGCGGCCATTAGGTACAGTCCACGTTACAGGAGCTTTAGCATCTTTAGGTCTTGGCGCATAACCGCTAGGAACTGCCCCCGTTTTCGTCATTGCCAACAAAACAGGCTGTCCAGTTTTCGGGTCAATGCCTTCTGTCAATCCGCCGTAATACTCGTTAGTTGATTTTTCTGTTTCTTGTATCGCTTTTTGAAACTTGAAAGCATTATCATAATCTCGATTAAGCATAGCTTGCTTAAAAGCTGATTTAAGAAAATCAATCGGCAAAGGCTGACGACCCGCCACCGCTTCTTGCGTAACTTCACCACCACCAATCCCAAAGTTACCTTGTAAGATTTCTTCACCAAAAGCCTGTGGTTGTGGCATTTGCTGCCCTTGTTCGCGCATCATCACGCCCGTCATGCCCTGTGGCATTTGGCCGCGCTGTGGTTGTTGCTCAAACCGTGTAGGCGCGTACTGTGCAGGAGTGCCACTTTGAATACCTGCCAAGTCCGAAGCAATGCCCATTTGCATCTTTTTTTGTTGTGCGCGTGCTTCTTTTTGCGCGTCGTAATCTTCACGCAGTTTTTGCATTTCAAAGCGATGTTTCTCTAATGCCGCGCCGTTTTGTTGCGCTTGCATGAGAATCGCCGCAGGGTCAAACTGTACTTTGTTTGCTTGCAACGGGATGCTTGGGTCAATTTGAAAAGCCATATTATCAATCCTCACATATCACTGTTGAGCCAACTAGACATTGAGTTTTTGTTTCCGCCGCCGCCGCCAAATTTACTCATGCCATAAAGATTCGTTAAGCCGCTCAATCCCTGATTCAATGCATTAGCATTAGCAGTATATCCGCTAGCCCTCGCATTTGCTTGTTGGCCTAAAATACCAGTCTGTGCATTTGATAGATTACCAAGTGTATTTCCCGAACCTGCCGCATATTGACCTCCAGCTTGCGCCATTGAGCCTGCCGCCTGTTGGCCGCCTTGCGCTAAACCTGCTAAACGATTGAAGTAATCACCAAACTCACTCGATGCACGATTGTACTGTTTGTCGTATTCCTGACTTGCTAAACCTTGGCCGTACTGTTGCGCCGCCTTCATTTGTGCGCCACTTGCACCCATGCCACGCGCCGCGCTTGAACGGTCTAACGCTTGTTGGCCTTGCTTTAACTGAAACTGATAAGCAGGATTTGAAGTATCAAATTGACCGCCAGCCAATCCCTTGCTCGCAAGATATGTGTCAAATGGGTTATTGAGTTGGCCTGATCCGCTTTTCATTAAGCTGCCAAGCGTGTTAATGCCGTATGTACCTTGCTCAAGGTAAGGCTTATAATCTGCTTGCTGTTTTTCCCAAATCTCACGTTGTAATGCAAGTTGTTTGTCGGCTGATTGTTGCTCTAATAATGCAGCACGATCACCGGCCTCAATTTGTGCGCTAGCCCCTTTTCGTGCTTGTCTTGCGCTGTATGCGCCACCTAAAATGCTAGCACCACCTGCTAATACGGCTGCTAATGGCATGATGACCACTCCTGATATGTTTTACCTAATAAAAATTGGTCATATATTTGACCATTTTTTAAGAAACTAAGCCGATTAATGCCTTCTCTTTTCATACCTGATTTTTCAGCAAGTAATAGAGCAGCACTATTAAAAGAAGGGACATGTGTAATTACTTTTTTATATTTGGTATTTGAAAAAACCCAATCAAATAGATTTTTTGTATAGAGAGTTGTTTTACTGCCGCGATGTTCAGGCAATACACAAGTGTGCAGTTCGCATGTGATGCCATTCGATTGATGAATCATAAATAAACCGCACAACACGCCGCTATTTTTTATTAACAGCCAATAGATTGAATCATCAATAAAAGGATCGTATTCGTCAGCCAATGGTGAATAATCGTCAGAAATAAAGCCATAAATATCATCATGGCAAACGATTGATTTGATCATATTAATATCGAACGTACGCTCAATCGTCACCATAACTCACCTCGCTGTCATCACGACAGTAAATACCATTATTTATAGCATAAATATCAGTTAAACACGAACAACAAATCAGCAGGTGTTCCGCCAACAATATCAATTGTTAAACCGATACTAAAGGCTTTATTGTAGACTAACTCGCCAAACTCTGTATCAGTGTTTAATGTCACTATTGGCGTTCCTGTTACTGATAAAGCATCATAGACATTGCACACGCTTCCGCCTGTACTTTTGATATTCACGCAAATACTTTTAAGCGTACCTGCACCTGCTTTGAGTGTTTTTGTTGATATTGTCGAAACATGAACATGAGGGGCGACAAAGAAAATTGACTGCCATAAGTTGTAAAGCCATGTGCGAAATGCCCTTGTGTCAGTCGCATCAAGCGTAGCAGGGCTTGCCAATTTGCTCATGTTGTACCTACTTTCAAGTCAATATAGCCGCCCAATAACACTGTTTTTACGGGCGCACTACCAAATACTTTATAAACCCTGTCTCTTGCACTGCCAAGCCTTGCCCACATTACACGGTTTTTACGTTGACCGATAACGCCAAGACTTGCCTCGCGTGGCGTAATGTAACTATGGCCTCCGTCATCGCTGTATGTGAGATACACTAACGGGTCACTACCATCTTCTAAGCCTACGCCCGTTTGAAAGTTTAGGATAACTTCATTATGTCTTATGCGCTTATAGTCGCTGATAATGTGCGCCGTGGTTCGACTCCACGCTATCGGCAAGCCTGCATCTGTGTGGACATCCTCATCAAGCGCATAAACAACTCCGCTAACAAAGTCACCGACCAAGTGTTTACCAAATGCGAAAGCATAGCATGACGCTCTATCGCGCCCTAAGCCGTATGTCTCACGCACAGACCAAGCTAAATCATTGTCTTGAATTGACGCATCATAAACGAGCGTTTTGTTATCAGTAGGGAATGTCAGCACATAGAAACTATGGCCACCTTTTTGATAAGTATAGGCAAAGGCATCATCAATACGAGAAAGGGTATTGATTAGATATTCAATACCGCGATTAGAGATAATTTGTGGTGAGTATTGATTCAGCTTGTAAACAATGCCGTGACCGTAAGCATTGCTACCTAAGAAAAACACACTATTGTCAAGTTTTGCCACTGACAAATCAGCCGCGCAACCCACTTCCATATCCGCACCTTGCCGACGAGCAAGTGAGAACTCTTGGCCTTCGGTGACATACCAAAAACTTGTAGCCTTTCGACCAAACAGGACTAATTCACGATGGTCAACAATGCACGTTACTAAGTTGTCAGGGTCGCTACCATTTGTCGCAAACTCTAAGCCATCAAAGGTTAAAAAATCGTTGTAAGCGGATATATAGAATTGTTGGCTATTCGGGCGCACAAACACGCCATAACCGTCTAAATAATCGACACGGGGAGAGCCATAAAAAGCAGGGTCACTAATCTGAGTGAGTGCAAGTGTTGATGTGTCATAAACGAAAGCCTTGTTTGTCACGCCGCTGTTGAAGCAAATCTGACCCGCATTATTGGCTGCGATAGTCGTATCAAAATCTAAATCAACAGTGCCTATTGTCGTGTATGTAAAATCGTTTAACACTTTGTAAAGGTACGCACCTGCTACAACATAGAGAATTTCTCTTAATTCATACATTCCGTAAATTGGTGCTGTTGGCAGGGTTAAAAAGACTATTTTGCCATCCACACGATACAATGTTAGCTTGTTATCGTCTTCTGACAAGTCAACTTCAAGAAACATATTAACCGTCTCTTGACTGTTTTGATTCTTGCTAAATCCTTTGTGCTGACCGCCTAAGAAGTTAAATTTCATTAGAATCCACCGCCTGTGATGAATGTGCGAGAGCTTACTTGATTGTTTGATGTTGGCAGTAACGCATCGAAACGTGCTAATGGCACAGTTACCATAGACCGCATAACAATGGCCTTTGACTCTTGAGCAAGTGCTACAAGCTCAGGCGATACAGTAAAACCAAACTCGGGACTAATCTCAACCGCAAGATTGAACTTTAATGCTCGAATCCACTCTGGCGGATATGGCAAATCGTCGGCAAGGGTTAAATCAGTGGCAGGGCGCACATTATCAAGCGTCAAAGTGCCGTTAGCAGGTACAGGGAATAAATAAATAGTCGATAAAGGATTATCTGGCTTGAGAACAATATACTCAGGAATTGAACCGATAGACTTGATGCCAATGTCTTGATAATCAGAATAATCTAAAAATGATAGTGGGTAGTCTTGACCGCCTAATGTCCAATGCGCGTTATAAATAGCAGTCGGACGGGTAGTATCAATGTCACCACCTACGCCGATGGTGTAAGAGCTTGCACCTGTCATGGTCTTAGTGACCTTTCCAGTTGATGCAGATAAGAAGCGAGACGCGCCCCATGAGCCCAGCATCATGTTTAACGCTTCTAAAGCATCGCTAGATTCGTCAGCGTTTGGAGTTTCAGAAGAAGATATTGCACCGATTAAGCGCAGCGTGGCGCGAATTAAATCAGCAGTAACCATGCTACACCTACAAAATTAGAGACTCATCCTTGAGTCATGGGGGATTACAATTGATGAACTAAACGGCAAGCCAACTCAGGATAAAGAGCAGCGGTGCCATAGAGAATATCGAAGCGTGACTTCCATTCGCCTGCATCACCATCGAACCAACGCACGAAGCGCATAGATATATTGCCAAAACGCTCACGGGCAGCCATGTCAACGCCTTTCGGGATGTCCAAATCAGCCGATACAAAAGTGAAAGCGTCTTTGTGGAAAGCCAAGTTCTGGCCGTAAGCAGTCGCGCTTGTGCCCAACACAGTGATTGCAGAACCATCGGCGATACGGTTAGAACAATTCTGATAAGCACCACCAGCGATAACACCCGGTGATACAGTAATCGTTGAATTACCCGAACCGTCGGTTACAGTGTTAGCTGTCACAACAAAACGTTTTAACACGCCTGTAGAAACTTTTGTCTCTGGATGCACTTCATAACAGCCTGCAAATGTGATTGTGTCACCAGCATTAAGCACTGTAGTTGTAACAGTCCAGCCGTCAGTGATGATTGCAGACGTTGCTACATACGCATTGTCAGCACCAGTCGAACCTTGAGTCGCACCATTAGTTAATGGAGTGCCGCCGTAAGT